ATGTATATGATTCGATTGACGGTAAAGCGCAGATCTTTGTCAGCACGCCAACGGTTCCATATGCTGTTGGGGATTTATGGTTTAATGATGCAACAGCAGATATTTTGACGTGTATAAAAGACAGAGATAGTGGGAGTTTCACTGTTGCGGACTGGCAGAAGCGAAACAAATACACAGATAATACGGCAGTAGATGATCTGAATAAGAAATTGAATCAGGAGGAGATCTTCAATCGCCTGACGAATAATGGAGTGGAGCAGGGCGTGTACATGAAAGATGGAAAGCTCTATTTGAATTTCACTTATGCACTGGGCGGTGTTTTAAAGCTCGGCGGAAAAAATAATGGCAATGGAGAGCTGCAGGTTTATGATGAAAATGGAAATGTAATTGGATCCTTGTCTAAAAACGGCTTTCGTATTGAACAGGCAGAAAAGATTAGTTTAGGCGAATATTTTAACTATGATTCCAGTGGAAAAATTGATGGAAACAAAGATGTATTTTTGTCTATGGGCGGATGGCAGATCAAAAAAACAACGGTATATGATGAACCGGCTGAGTATTGGGAAACTGCCGGCAGTCAGCTAAATGGAATTGGTGCCTATGGTCCATGGGCTTTCTGGGGAGGCTGGAACGGAGAAGGTGCTTTTAACAAAAACAATTACAAATTTCTTGTTACAGAAGATGGTATCTGCAAGGCAATGTCCTGGGTAACGGGATCCAAAGCTGAATGGAAACAAGACATTCACAGTTATGAAGATGGCGCATTGCAAAAAATATTAGAAACCACTGTATATCGTTATCAGTTAAAGGAACATCCCAAAAATGAAAGTGGAAGACATATTGGTTTTGTAATCGGAGAAGGTTACAATCTGGCAGATGATATCTTAGATGAAAGCAAAAGCAGTGTTGATATGTACAGTGCGCTTGGTGTTGCCTACAAAGCAATTCAGGAATTAAGTGAAAAGGTAACCGTTCTTGAAAAAAGATTACAGAAATACAAAGGGGAGGAGCAAAATGCCACGATTTGAGGAATATGCAGAAAAAACGGGTCTGGAAGATGAAGACATCGCCGTTGTTTATGACAGATACGGTAAGGCTACGAAGAAATTTTCACTTGGAAATCTGTTTAAATGGATCACAACTGGAAGAATCAGTGCATTGGAAACCAAAAATAAAAATGTTGTTGAATCGCTCAATGAATTGAATGATCAGACCAAGACTAATACAGCCCGGCTGGATGCTCTGGCAAAGCTGCCTTCCGGATCAACATCTGGTGATGCGGAACTGATGGATGTTCGTGTCGGTGAGGATGGCACAACGTATTCCAGCGCTGGAGAGGCGGTACGTGCTCAGATTCGAAAAATTAAGGCGGTTGCATCTACCGTGCAAGTTGACACCACCCTTTCAGAGGCCGGCATGGCCGCTGACGCTCAGGCAACAGGAAATCAGATCCAGCAGGTAAAGGAAAGTATTGCAAAGCTAGCGAAAAATATCAGTGCAGCATTGACCCCGAAGGACGTTCAGAATGCCGTTGATAAATATCTGGAATCGAATACAATTGATGGGATTTTCACCCCGAATAATCTCGTTCTGTATGAGGAAGTCGATGAGCCGGAAACGATAACAACGGATGCGATTATTGGCGAAGTATTGGCAAAACTGGAGCTTCGTCAGACGCGAAATCAGGCGTTGGGACTTTATCTTGGAGATACCCTGATCAATAGTATTCTGTTGGATGAATTTCGGGCAAATGAGACCATTTGCACCGGAATTACACTTACGCCGGCAAAAACTACCGTATATGGTAAAGCGACGGTGGATCTGATTGCTACACTCAAGCCGATCGACTGTACCCAGAAGATTCGGTGGTTCAGTGGGGACGAGCAGATGGCAACGGTATCAAACGGAACCGTGTTAATGACGGGAAAGTCGGGAACTGTGCAAATTCTGGCGGTTTGCGGAAACTATCGGGCAACATCGGACATCACGGTGGAGAAATATGTTTATGCAGACTTTGATTGGAAGATTGGACAGATATCTGAATCTATTGGAGCGGTTTATACGTTTGTTACGGATTCGCAAAAAATGAGAATCGCATCACAATATATCCCAACCCCTTTAGATACACAAATAAATTTTTTGAGCGGGAATGGCTATTATTTCCAAATATATTATTATAAGGAAGATGTTTTGGAAAGCTTTAGTGGTTGGAATGCATGCACAGGTGCTATGTCCATAAAATCATCTGAATATAGTGGTTTTGCTTTAAAAGTAAGGAAAGTAAATTATGGTGTTTGGAGTGATTCGGATATAGAAGCGTTTGCTAAAACTGTCAGTGTCGAAAGTGCATAAGGAGAAAAGAAGATGGGATATAATTTTACAACAAAAGATGGCGTCGTAATCGCAAAGCTTTTGCAGTTCGTGGCCACAGATGAACAGGTCAATACGGCAATTACCAATTATTTACACAAAAACGGTATTTCTCTTGCTGAAGGCATTGACTTAGTAAAAATGAATACAAACGTCGGAAAAAATACTTCTGAGATTTCCGGGTTGAAAGAAACTATTTCTGATTTACAGAAAGCACAGACAAATATCCTGCTAGAATATAAAGATCATTTTTTCGTATCATGGGAAAAAGGATATATCAATGATACAACAGGAAAAGACACTGGAGACACCGCATATCTTAGAAGTGTTGGATATCAGAAGATTACTTCCGGCGATACGGTATTAATTTCTGGAAATCCAGCCGGTTATCTTTGCGCTTTTTATTTTTACGACGCAAACAAGAATTTTGTTGGTGCATCAGCAATGCTGCCGCCAGATGGTTTTTACAAAATCCAGAACTCTCAAGTAGGCTGGTATGTAAGAGCCGTTGTATATGCATCTACTATTAATACGGAAGAAGTAAACATCATTTATGCCGGATCAGCAATATCAAAGATGTTGGAGCAGGTAGCTGCTCCGTCACAGGGGAAAACGCTTCTCGGAGAGGATGAACTTGATTCTGCTGGAAAACTGGAATTGAATGTAACAAAAGCTGCAATCGAAGCCGCGTGGAATCCAAATACTGCGTTAATTGCCTTCCTAACAGATCTACATATCAACTGCCCATCTGGACAGGATGCGGAGAGCATTGCCAAATCTGCAACCAAGATTCGGCGTCAACTTGCCGCATACAACTCCATCAGCAGTGCATATCCAGTGGATCTCTGCGTGTATGGCGGTGATTATCTGAATAACTCTTCACAGACGCCAAAGACAGTAGCATTGGAAGCGTTGAAAGCAGTCCGTATGCTGATTGATCAGACGGAAGGTGCACCGGTTATCGTTGCAAAAGGAAATCATGATGACAATACCATGTATACAGATTACAAAAATGGATTTGTCAGCATTGAAACACTTTATAAAATTCTAAGTAATAAGGATTCCGAAAAAGCGAACCGAAATGCAGACTATCTCGAAATGTCTTACGGATATTACGATATCCCGAATAAAAAGATTCGAGTGTTCATCCTAAATACACTCGATATCCCAACGACACTGGACGAGGCTACCAATAAACTGACATATTCCGCACAGAACGACTCCGGTTTTCGGCAGGAACAGCTGCAGTTCGTCGCAGATCATCTGCAGATCAGCGAAAAAGGCTGGCAAGTCATATTTTTCTGCCATCATCCAATGCTGGCGTTTACGAAAGATGAGGCGGAGCCATCGAACAACAGCAAGCCGACAGGAGCAGTCAGTGGAAAAGGCGGTGTGGTACTGCCGGCGCATGGAAGTCAGGCGATGCTCGATATTATTCAGGGATTTGTAAAGAGTACCAAAGGAACTGTCACAAATACGACGCAGGACTTTGAGGCATCCGTAACGTTCGATTATACAAACAACGGCTCAAATACAGTAATCGCATGTATCTATGGTCATACGCATGTGAAATACCATAAAATCGTGGACGGAATCAATCACATTGCGGCCAGAGCGGTTTATGGACATCCGACGTTTGACTTTGTGTCCACGGGAAATTATTTCATTGTAGATCGGAAAAACCGCACTTTAAAGCTGATTGCAAACGGGGATGGCGATGATTACGAATTTACCTATTAATCGAACAACAGAGATTCGAGCAGGACCGGAGACGGTCTTATTTTTATGCGAAAATCAGAAAAAGGAGAATAAAGTACATGGAAACGATTATTTCCGCCTGCATCAGTGCCGCCGTTACACTTGTGGTCTGCCTGATCAGTAACCACAGTCAGCAGGAAAAGACACGGGCACTGATGGAATACAAGTTGGAAGAGCTCACGAAACGGGTCGATAAGCATAATAATGTAGTAGAAAGAACGTATGCTCTGGAACAGGAACTTAAAGTACAAGAAGAGCAGATCAAAGTTGCCAATCACAGAATCAATGACTTAGAGCAGAAAGGATAAAAAATATGGAACAGATTATGAATTATGTGAAACCGGAACTCATCGTTGTGGCTGTTGCCCTGTATTTTCTTGGCATGGCACTCAAACAGGCGCAGGCTGTAAAGGATAAGTATATCCCTCTGATTCTCGGCGGCGTGAGTATCGTACTGTGTGCCATCTGGGTGCTGGCTACCAGCGAGGTCGGAACCGGCCAGCAGGCGGCGATGGCAGTCTTTACAGCGGTCACGCAGGGCATCCTTGTGGCGGGGCTGAGCAATTATGTGAATCAGATTATCAAGCAGACACAGAAATCAGAGTGAGGGCGGCCAACAACCGTCCTTTTTTGCGCCGGCGCAAATCTGCCGGAGAAAGGGAAGTATCATGAGAATTGACAGATCTTTTATCAGCAACCAGAACACCTACGAAGAGAACGATCCGCGGTGTATTGTAGTCCACAACACAGATAATTTCAGAGCGGGTGCCGATGCCCGCACACACGCAGAAGCGCAGCATAATGGGGAGCTGTCCAATATGTCTGCCCACTATTACGTTGATGATGGCGACACTGCCTACCAGGCCGCGCCGCATAACCGCGGATGCTGGCACGTCGGAGTCAACTATGGCGGTGCTAACCTGTTTGGACGCTATGGCAATCGGAGCAGCATCGGCGTGGAAATGTGTGTGCAGAGCGGATATGACTATGAGAAGGCTTTCCGTAATACCGTTGCGGTGGTCAAGGAGATCATGAGAAAAACCGGAATCCCGGCATCCAGGGTATATCGGCACTATGATATCTGCAGCAAGCACTGCCCTAGCCAGATTATGGAAAGGGATGACTGGGGTCGCTTCAAGAAGTTGATCAGCGGTGCATCCAACACGCCGAAGCAGCCGGAAAATACGAAATACGAGCCTGGAATCTATAAAGTCAACGATGCAGCGCTTAATATTAGAAGTGCACCAGATGCAGACAGTAAAATCGTCGGAGTAATCCGGGATAAGGGCAGCTATACGGTGACGGAAATCCAGAATACGAGTTGGGGACGGTTGCTCTCTGGCGCTGGCTGGATTAACTGCCATACTAAGTATTGCACTTACGGCGGAGCAGCTCCGAAAGAAGAATCGACCGTAAAAGCGATTTCGGTTGATGGAGTATGGGGACCGGAGCTGACCAAACGCTTGCAGGAGATTTTTAAAACCGGAGTAGACGGCGTGATCAGCGATCAGCCAACAGCTAACAAAGAATACTGCGCTGGCATCGCGGCGGCCGAATGGTCTGATAAACTGTCCGGCGGCTCCGATCTGATCAAGGCCATGCAGAGATGGGCAGGAGTAACCGCGGACGGCTACATCGGGCCACAGACCATCCGAGCGATGCAGAAAAAGCTCGGCACGATGGGTGGCGGGGCGATCAGCAATCCTTTTGC